TCAGAATTAATAGGTTCTGTGGAAATAAAAACTTTAATAGAACCTTCTTGTGTATCTATAAGAAGCTTATCCCCAATATTAATAGTATTAGAAACAATCGTATCCTGAGGTGAAGCTCCTATTAGGATAGAATTATATGCCGCAGATAAGTTATATCCGCTTGAATCCCCTATTATAACAGAATTAGAGCCAGCTATCAAGCTATATCCTGCTTTGTTTCCTATTAATACCATAGAAGTATATGAAGAGTTATATACACCATATCCGGCTAAATTTCCTATTACAATGTTATTGTCAGAAGCTTTAGGGGAATAATAGGCATATCGTCCTAACGCCAGGTTATTATTCCCTGTCATGTTGTTCGAGCCGGCAAAGGAACCAAAGAACATATTATTGCTTCCAGACGTATTATATATGCCGGTATTGGCCCCAATAAATAAATTACCTGAGCCATTAGCTGTATAATACCCTGACAAATAACCTATGAAAGTATTATTATTTCCTACGGATAATCTATTTTCACTTGCTGTTCCTATCAAAGTATTACCAGTTCCACTGGTAATACTTGCGCCGGCATCATAACCCGATATGGTATTAGTCAGAGAAGGGGGATAAACTTGTCCCCAGAGATTATAGACCATTAATATTATTATTAAAAACAATATTTTATTCATTTAATTTCTACATTCACACCAAAAATTTTAGCAATATCTTTTAAAAATTTTTCAGCTTCTTTTTTATCCCCTTTTACAAAATGTCCCTCTTTAAACATTCCATCAATTATTTCAATATATTCATCTCCATTAAAAGAATATACATTAATTGTAAAAGGAATTCGTGCTTTTAGGTAAACATCTTTTAAAAATTCTTCCATAAATCGTTAATATTCTATAACTAATTTAGTTATTGTCGCCCCTTTAGTTTTTAAATCGCTTATTAAATTATTTATTTGCGTTTGAATGTCTATTTTTTCAATTTTTTCAGAATCAGAAATAGAACTAACTGGGGAACCAAGATCAACTGTTATTGACGCAGTAGATGTTATATCTCCTTCAGAAGCATTAAAAGTTACGTCAAAACCAATTATTTGTTTCATTTGCATCTGTAATGTTACTTATTGAAATAGAAACTGTCATTTTTATCCTCCTTTAAATATCTGAAACAGGTTCAATTTTTGGTAGATTGTTTAAACTCGTAATCTGATCCATAAGTATTTTATACCAATTATTAACCTGAGCAACTTGTAAACAAATGCTTCTAATATCATCAACTGTTAAAGTTGATGAGGGGGTTGGTAAATTATAAACTGTATCAATATACGTGCTCATCCCAGTTGTAATATCTATTGCGGACATTCCTACCACTAAACCAATTACATTACCAGAAGCATCTTTTTGTTTTTCAACCCTTGCAAATGAATATTGTATCATTTTTACCTCCTTAAATTATCTTTAAGATTAAATTCTTATTCATTTTTTAATCTAAATCATTTTAATAATTCAATCCACAATCTACCAGATTTCGCATAACCGATATAAAACCTTTTACCAAATAAATAAATCTGAAAAGTAGGTAATATTCTTTTCTCAAATTGCCTTAATTCTATAAAGTTTTTATCACTGCCATAATGCTTATAAATTTTGATAAATTTGCCAATAGTAATAAAAGCAGTATAGTTGTTATAATTGACACAATCATTTCTTACACTATTGAACCACCACGATCGCCAAAAATCACCTAATTTCCAAATTACTTTAGGATAATATTTTTCACTATCTCCATATTCTGTATATGTTCCATCTAAATACTCGCTATCATTCAAAAATACCCACAACCAAAACCAACCTTTCCGCCATTTGTAAAGATAATTTGGCACTAATACTTCACCTGTCCTAATATACCATCTCAAAACATAAGCAATAGGATAAACAAAAGGAGCATTTAGCATAAAGAAAAGTTTGAGAAAAAGATGTGTGATGAAAAAGGTCATAAAAATTATGGGCAAGTTACAGCAGTTGCAGTTATTGTCCCTCCTGAAGTTACTGTTATTCTATGACAACCAGTTCCGCTTGTGTCTCTCAAAATTAAACCATTCCCTTGTGTCGCAATATAGGCATCACCACCATTAACATATAATTTAGTTGTAGGATTAGTCGTCCCAATGCCAACGTTGCCCGCACTATCAATCCTAACCCTTTCCACACCCTCAGTAACAAATCCTAAAACATTTTGTAAATTTGGATGATAAAATCCAGTGTCATTATCTCCATAAAAAGAATATCCTACATTGCCAGCAGTCACATCTCTCCCTGGTTGTATTAAAGGATAAAAATTATTTCCGTTACCTACCATCAAATTCCCACTATAAATTTGAAGCCTTTCTATAGGACTTGTAGTTCCAATACCGACATTTCCACCTTTTGGATTTAGGTTTATGTTATACGCTTGTGCACTATCTATTCTGCCTTCTTGTAAAAAAGCATCACCATTATCTTGTATCCCTATTTGAAGACCATATTGTCTATCTACATTATATATTCCTAAACCACCACCAATTTGACCTAAATCTGGAGACGAAGCCTCAAATACAGTACTTAATATTGTTAAATTGTTAGCAGGCCTCATATTAGTAAAAAAATTACTAATAGTAATTGATGAAGTTAAATTTGCCCAACTATCACCTTGTGTGGGATAATAAGCAAAACTAAACATTTTTCTCGAAGACACAGATGATGTTTGACCATTTGCGGCAACATAACCCTGAATACCTGCTTTTCCTATTTCTAATACTGAACCTGTTGTTGTGGTATCATCTAATACCCAATATTCATTTGCGACCGTTGTGGTTGTTTCTATCCCCCTTAATTCTAAATTTCTTGATAAAGTTAATGAAGAATCTCCCCAATCAATATGTGCTTTTGCTTTTGGATATGTTTGTTCTACTCTTAAACCACCATAATTTCGTAATATCAAATTACCTGTTCCGTCATTAGCAGTTAATTGCGCATTTACAAAAATACTGTTACCTGTCGTATCAACGCTTACTAAATACCCATCACTCGGATTATCATTCGTATCAATCGTCAGTGCATAAGCATTTGAAGTGTTTGCGTTTATTGATAAATTTGCTTGTGGATTTATAGTTCCAATACCAACATTTCCTACGTTATCAATCCTAACCCTTTCCACACCCCCAGTAACAAATCCTAAAACATTTTGTAAATTTGGATGATAAAATCCAGTGTCATTATCTCCATAAAAAGAATATCCTACATTTCCTACTGTTGGTTCCCGTCCTGGTTGAATTAAAGGATAAAAATTACTTCCATTTCCAACCATAATATTGCCACTATAAACTTGTAATTTCTCTACAGGATTAGTCGTCCCAATGCCGACGTTGCCGTTATTTAATACAACCATAGCTGAGTCCGCTATACTTAATAACGGATTTGAACCACTCACACCTGTTCCAGTTATATTTATACTGCTTGCTTTAACTTCGTTGCCGTAAAAACCATTTGCTGTAATTGTTGAAGCATTTTGCCCTTCTCTTACCGATATTGCAGTTGAAACTAAAATACTTTGATCTGTCCTTATTTCATCTACATATGTAGCAGTTTTATATGGACTTGTAGATATAACAATAGTTCTATTCCCAGCATATGCATTATTTATTAACAAAAATAACAAAATTGATAATATCTTCATATTACTCGCCTCCAAAATCAACTAGTATATTTCCTGCCCATCCATAAAAATGTTTTGTATCAGTCGCAAAGAAAATTTCACCACTTTTTTTATCAGGTAATCCTAATATTTCTTGGTATGTCAAAATTTTAACACCCATAGTAATATCATCCCAAGTTGAACCATCATTAGAAAATTGCCATTTTTTAGAAGTATCATTATATCTTAACGATGGCTTATTTGTATCGGCATTATTTGCAATAATGGTTTTATCTCCTGCAGTTCCGTTACCTAACAACAAGTTTCCACTTAATTTAATATTACCAACAACATCAAGTTTTTCGGAAGGAGATTGCGTACCGATACCAACAAAAGCAGAAGTATCACTATATGCCAAATATGCATAATTTAAAACACTCAAATCGTACATATTACCAACACCAGTTAATTCAAGTGCGGTTGCTCTAATCAATCCATTTACATCTAATGGTGTAGAAGGGAATGGAATTCCAATACCAAGTTTACCTGAAATAAATGAGTTATCACCCGAAACTTTCAAAGCCCCACCAACATACAGGTTATTAGAAGTATGAATTTCCCCCAAAACATCAAGGTTATAAGCAGGACTTGTTGTCCCAACCCCGACATTTCCTACATTATCAATAAAAATTCTATCTAAATTATTAGTTCTCAAGCTTAAAGCATAATTGTCTTTTGTCCCAATAAATGCATCTGCATCTGCTGATATGCCTATGTTGCCAGCAACATGAAGTTTTTCAGAAGGTGGTTGCATACTGATGCCGACATTGCCAGTTGTCTTATCATAATAGACATTAGCACCACCAAATGATCCATTATCATTGAATTGGACTTGGGTATTAGAACCACCTGGAATTACAGGACTTATATCATCCCAAGTTGAACCATCATTAGAAAATTGCCATTTTTTAGAAGTATCATTATATCTTAACGATGGCTTATTTGTATTGGCATTATTTGCAATTATTGTTTTGTCTCCAGCAGTGCCTGTTCCAATTAATAAATCCCCATTCAATTTAACGTTAGTAATACTATTCCCATTAAAATTTAACTCTTTATCAATATCTAATTTGTCTACAGTAATTTGCCCGTTTAAAACGTCTTCTTTACGTATCATGGCTGCTCCTTGCCATCTGCCCACGGCCAAAGCCGTAGGCTTGCCTGTTTGTTTAAGGAGCTCAGGCTGGTCGGGGCAGTCATCGGCCCATCTTGGGATGAAAACCCTAAGATGTTTTTAGCTCCATTTAGATCAGCATTTAGCTTTCTTCCACAAGAGTTACATATTAGCAAGCTTTGCTTGGGCCTATTAGTATCCAAAGAACCACAGAAGCTACAAGTTTTACTAGTGTTCTTTGGGTTAATATACTTAACTTCTATCCCATTTAGCTTGCACTTATACTCTAGAAAACTCTGGAACATTCTAAAAGGGAATACATTATTGATTAGATAGTTCACATTTTTGCCTTTAGACGTTCCTTCTTTTCTAGACGATGACCTCCTGATATTGGTTAGGTTCTCTAATATAATTTGAGAACCTCCCGTTTCTACTAGAGACTTAACCAACTTGGAAGTCGTCTTATGGAAGAAATCCTTAGAAAATCTGACGATTTTATCTTTATTCTTATGTTTTCTATATTCTATTTTTTTATGAACGTATCGTTTTAGATTAAAACGTTTACCATTAGAAAGTATAATATTATTTATATTAATATCTATACCAAGCTTTTGATTACCCTTAACATTATTACGTTCTGGTACCTCGCAGATAAAATATATCCTCCAATTATTACTAATCTTCTTTATCTGGATCTCTTTTATATTGGCTACTTCTTTTAGCTTGTTAATCGTTCTTAGCCCTTCTAGCGGATAATTGGTTTTGCAAAATCTTACCCAGCCATTATAATAGGCTTCTTTAAATTCTATATTAAAATTTTGATAATCAAAAATTAAAGGGATATTTAATTTTTTGATTTTATATAACTTTTTAGCTCTAGCTAATAGCAATACCCTAAATATGATATGTTGCACTAATTTAGCCGGGAAAAATGGGTATTTTTCCTTTATTTTTTTACAAGTAGCCTTATATAACTCTGTGCGTCTATACTCTTTATTAGTCTTAATATACCAAAGAATATATCTAGCTACTATTTGTGTGCATTTATGTAGCTGCTCGAGAAACTCTAGTTTCTCTTTATTCCCTTTTAAATTACAATGGTAAGTTAATTGTACCATATATCCTTTCACTCTATATTATACGTGCGTTGATAAAGATATTTAATCCTTCCAAATTCATCCTATGACTAAAGTCATAGGGGTTTCTTTGGTATCTTTTCTAAAAAGTATATTCAGTTGCAATTATAGTTATAGAAGAAGAAGCGTAAGCATATATTTTCCCGCAGTAACATATATTATTAATATCAAAGCTAAATTTGGTATTGCTAGAAATATATATCCCATTTGTATCATTAACACTTCCATCAATCCCAACGTAAAAAGGAGAAGAAGAAATTAAAAAATGCCCTACTCTATCAGAATTCTCATCTAGTATTAAAGTGGGGGTATTTCCACCAACGCTGACATTTTTTATATCTATACTCTTAACTTTTATCCCTGCGGGATAAAAGTTACCTTCTGGGTCTATAGTTATTGGCAGCATGCCAAAATGAAAATTGGCATCTACCGGGATAGTAGTTCCATATAATAAACTTTTTAAATTCATACCAACTCCTCCTCGATTATTGTGATTAACTTATTAGTTTTATACAAAAACTCTGGGGTAATAAGTTTAACCGATTTATATAATCTTATATCGGCGGCCAGCGCGCATACAGCATAAAGTTCTGAACAAACCATTTTTTGCCTGCTATTAAAAACCAAAAATGGTAAGTTAATACCTACTTTTCTAAATAAAAAATAAGGTATATAGGAAATGAATTGTAATGTATCATAAGAGTCATATATTAAGCTATATGCTTTATCTTTCATTATTTCCGCTTGTTCTACTGTTAGATTAGGTATACGCCTTACACATACACATTCCGCATATGCTAATAGATTTTGTATCTTATTTTTCTCCACCCCAACTGCTGTCGCTTCCGCGACATAGTTGGAACCTCCGCCCAAATACAGCGCAGTATGGCTGTATTTGGAGTTGGTAAACCATTTTATTCCTCTGGATACAAATGATTTACCGCCTATTAAAATGCAATCGCCAGGCTGTAAAGAATCTACAATGCTTTGTGTTATCTCAGGTTTCATTTTTGCACCTCAATATTATTTTGTATTACCAAATCAATTTTTTTATTTTGCTCAATGTATGGCTTTATTATATTCATCAAATCTGTATACGTTTTTCGGCTTTCGTATATCATAGCAGATTTTCCATCCCATTTACCAACAAGGATACAGCCATCTGTATCCTTGGCGGTATTGCCGGGGTGTATTCTTATCCCACTAAAATCTTTTAATTCAACTAAATTTCTGGTTAAAATGTGTGGCATTTCTTGTCTGAACCTCGGGGAATAATCTATGATAATAGAATATTCCCCGGGGGGGATAGCGGTTTTGCCATATACCTTTTCCCCTTCGGGTCTTATAACGTCCTCCAATGTATTGCATTTGAAAATGACAACGTTGGAATTATCCATTATGGATAATTCCCCGAGGGTACAATCTTCAATCTGTTTTAATCTATTTGTTGTTATTTTC